GAGAAAGCAGAAAAATGTCCTTGTGGAAGTGGAAAACCCACAGCAAAATGTTGTCCTAATCTACAAAAAGCACAACCGGGATTCAAATCAGAACCAATGAAAGAATCATCACCACATTTTATTTCTGAAACAGGTGGGCAAACAGCAAATCAGCATTTTACGACCAACCAACGTCCTCTTGAAATAGAAGATGCTCCAAAACCAAAAAACAAGAAGGGTAAGGAAAGCGTTTCTATGGAAGGTCTTGGACGAAAATTGAATCCACATGAGGGAACCGGTGCTGAAAGAGAGGATGCTTCAGGAGAAGCAAAACCCTTGAAGTTGGATTAAGTGATACAATGTCAAAACCTGTTAAAGTTATCAAAGCCAATCCTATGGCTGAAAGACGGGAAGCCGCAGAAGGCGGTCATGCCCCACAGATTTGCGGCGCTTGTGGGGGAACAACACGTGAAGGATGTAGAGTTCATCAAGGAATGGATTTGAATGCTTGTCCCGAATACAGACCGCTACAGTGAGCGGTGATTTTGTGTGTTGGCTGACCCTTCAAATCTGTTTCTTTTCAGAAGAAGTCAACTGTTGAAGTCAGTTGACGACGGTTTGGATTTAGAGCGTAATGCTGCTGAATACATGATGGCTTTAGCCAATCTAAATGTAAAACCGAATGACCCCTTGACTTTGGTTTGTAAAAGTATGGCGATGGAAGTTCTTCTTTTGAAAAATGAAGGTTACAAAGATACATCAACTGAAATAACTGAACAAGAAGAAGCACAATTATTTGCAAAACCATTTGCACCTGTAGCCGTTGGAATAGAAGGCGCGAGTAGTGAACCCTCAAGACACCCGTGGGTTGACAAATTTCCCAATACAGAAGAAAGGGGTATAAGACACGCAGTTTGGCCTGATGTTCTTTCAACACCCGGTGAGGCTTACCACAATAGACACCCATTTAGAGAAGAAACTCACCCATTACTGCGAAAAGATGCCATTACAAAAAGAAGGAGATTTGTTGAACATTTGAAAAGAATGTTCCTTCCTTCAAAAGAAGGTGAAAAACCCAAATCAGAACATATCGCAAAAAGAGAAAAAGAGTGGCATGACCATGCCGTAACAAGCAAGAGTCCTGTTATTTTTGGTCAACAAATCAAGAATCAACGAAAGTATCTCTATGGTGGGCCTTTAGGTGGGGTCTTTACTTCAAACCATGATTTGTATGAACGTGATTTTCGACGTTGGAAGTTAGAGAATGGTCATGGGAACATTGATGATTCATATGATTTGAGAAAAGAACATTTCAATAGTCGTGCTGATGAATGGGAAGGAGAAGACGTAACATTTGAACCTGCTTCTGATGAAGAATTTTCTTACGAACAAGCATTCAAAGAAGTTGAACAAGGTGGTAAAGAAGGGGAACATCATGGTCATGGTTTGGGTTGGGCTGCGTATATGCTCGGTATGGAATGGCTTTCACCTGAAGAACGAACAGCGGTTTTAGACCATTTAGAAAACAAAGGGAATGTAGATGAAGATAGTCAACTCATCAAATTACCTGACGGAACTACTTTACCACAGGCTCGTTTTGCTTTCAATGCTATGGAGCGCATGACACCTGAAATTAATTGGTGGCATCGTGGTGTTTCTACTCATACACCAAATTTCCACAAATTTATTGAAGATAATGAACGGGATTTTGTTTCTGGAAAAAATAGATTTTTACAAGGTGGTTTGAATGTAGCAGCGCATGATTCTGATGTTGTTAATTACGATGGACAATCTATAGCAGATGTAATTTTGGAACGATTACATCAAATGCATGACCAATATGGAGAATTTCAAACTTATCCAAAAGGTCACAAAAATGAAGGAGAGCCGATTATTCATGAAGCAACAGGTGAACCATTACTAAATGTCGAGGGCCTTCTGAATGTTTTACCTCGATTTAATTTTCATGATGCTGATTCTTGGAGTAAGGCACAAGAATCGTATGATTGGAATGATATGAAAAAAATTGGTTTCGGTAATCATAAATCATATCTTCCATCAGTAAAACACGATGTTTTGAATACACCTGATGGAAAGAATCATACAAAATTATCAATACAAGATTTGTTTTTCTTGGCGGGTTATCATCCCCAAACAGAAGAAGCGATGGAGCAACACCCATTATATGGTGAAATGGAAGGCCCGCTTATTCCAAAAGAACATCTAAATGATGCTATTTCGGCTGCGGAAAATTATGAATCTTCTTCGGCATTAGCAAAAGATATACGCAATATACTTGGAAATAAACGTTCAAAATTCGGTGTAAGACCTGAAGAAAATGAAGACGGTTTGTATGATGAAAGTTCTGATGGAACGCATACGACAACACACGGTTCACATTGGTGGGAACCGTATGCTGAAGTTGGTGGGGTAGGGAGAAATTTAGCCACATATGTAGAATTCATTCATCATATGATGATGGACCCAAAAACCGGAAAATCAATTTTTGGTGAATTAGACCCCAACACAGGAAAACTCTCGGTAAACAAAAATCTGAATTCTATAGCAAGTTTAGTCGCTCCATTTGTAAAACCACATAGTGTAGAGAAAGTTGTAGATTTATCAGCAGGTGAAAAGGGTGAGGAAAAACTCGTCAAAAAACCTGTGATAATGGACCCTTCGCACGTTCTTTCACCGGGTGATATTACACACGTGAGGCACGATAGTAATGGTAATCTTCTCGGTGAAGGTTCTTCGATTAAGAACAATTTTACTGACCACAAAAGTTCTACAAGTGGTAAATACTCAAATTATCTTCTTACAAGAAGTCCCAAAGAACATGAAGAAATTATGGGTAAACGTGGTTATATTCTTCCTATTCCTCACATGGAAGATACATTTTCGACTTCCGAACAAGCATACGGTGAAGGTGCTTCAGATAAAATGTCACACAGACAAGCCATGATAGACCATCATATCCGAACGGCGTTGGGTCATATCCGACCATTTGAAGAACCACAAAAGAAATTGCTTCACAATTTCAAAGATATGCAATCATATGGTATACCGTTATCAACAGGCGATAATTTAGATGATTTCTTGAATTTTATTGGCTATTCAGATTGGCGCGAAACATCATTACAAAATCCACCTAATATCCCCGAAGGTTTGGAAAGAGAATATCTCAATACTTTGGGTATCATCACACGACATTTGGGAACACGAAATCCACATCAAATTGCTCAATATCTTAATGATGGTGATTATACTGATTTGTCGGCTATTGACCAAGAAAACATTTCAAAATTAATGGATGAGTTGGGTCATGTAAGTTCTGAAACAATTGACCAAGAAACACCTCAACAAGCAGAAGAGCGTTTTTTGGATGAGAAAAAACAACAATTGATGAACATACAGCAATTTTTGGGTATGGGTGCTTACGGTGCTTCATTACCTGAAGAAATTGAAACGGCAAAAGAATTGATGATACGTGAACAACAACTCGACAGGGAAAAAGAAATAGGTGAAATGACACCCGAAGGTATTCTAAATCTTCAACAAGAAATCAAGGAATTACGCAATCTTCTGTTTACTATGCAAACAGAAGCAAGTAATATGCAACCAAAATCTAAGTCGGGTTTTTGGGAAGATAGATACAAACAACGTGATGCAAAATTAGAGGGGGATAATCAAGCCATTGTTCAAATGATGCAAATCCTTCTACCGCAGATTCAAGAAGCCGTTCCACATTCCTTCCCTGAAGATGACAAAATGCAATTTACGCATGATATGGGACAGTTGGCTCAATTAGCAGAACGAAGTCTTCTCATGCAAGAACATAATTCTCATGGTTTACATTCACACGCTTATGGTGTTGATGATATTGAAATACCCGATGTAGAAGGTCTAACATCAGGTAGTGATTATGCTGATATTGCAAATCATCTTTTGAATCATGGTGCAGAAATTCATGGTAACATGACCGATACAGAAGCATTGAAAGTTTTGGGGTTACCAATAACACCGAAACACAAAGAACACATTAATGAAGTAATACAACGTTCAAATGAAATGAACCAACTCTTCCATGTTGCTACAATGCATTCTCTTCTTACAGATGGAAATTTACCAACCGCTCATGATTTAGATTTAACACCATTTCATGGAGTAGATTATCATGATTTATTGAAGGTGGGGCAGAAAGACGTTAAGGCGTCAAATCCAGCCAAAAAGACACGCCAATGGAATGCCCATGAATTACACAATGTGCCACGTAGTTTCCAACAAAAAGCGCAAGATATGTTTAGTCCATTATTAGGAAATCATGGTTTGAGTTTCATTTCAAATGACCTATACGGTGTAAAGGGCTTAAAATCAAAACACATTAAAAGGGCTACAAGACAGACTCAAAATAATCTTGATAGTTTGTATATTTTGAATCCTGAAGAAGCACAAATGAGCGGAGAAGATGATTCAAAATATGTTGAAAGTGTCGGTGCGACACAAGAGCAAAAAATGACAAAGGAGGCTAAATGGTCAAACCGACCGATTTCGCCACCTACACCTGAAAGTCAATGTAGTATCAATCCGGTATGGAATAGTGGAGAACAGGATTGGGCTTCGGACTATGTTACACCAACTTTCGATGGTGAAATAGGTGTAGATGGAAATTGGTATTTCGCTGCCAACAACTTTCCTACACTTGTGCATACAACATCAGATGAAATGATGAGGGCTGTTCATGGAGATGCGGTAAACAAAATTATGGATTTACCCGGCGTTACGCCACAAAAATCCCCTCAATTACGAGAAAGGGGTTATGATGACCCACACGCTACAGACCCATATGATGTTTCAACCGGTGAAATGACTGATTTCTTAGCGAGTCTATTGAATCCTGATGTATTATTGACAAAAGCGAGTGAGGATGATTGGGTCCCACTTATTCGTCCTATGCACCGTATTTTCTCTCTTGATGATTTGAAAGAATTCAAAGGATTCAGTGATTCTTGGATTGTTTCAACATGGTATGAAGGAACTCGTTTACTTTTGATTAAGGATGATGATACATTATTCCTTGATGAAAACGGAAAGAAGAGAGGGGTCCCGAAGAAAATTCGTGATTCTGCTTCTAAACTAAGTGAGAATGATTTCATTGTTGATGGTGTTTTGAAAGATGATGAATTCTTTGTTCATGATGTTATCTCGTATGACGGAACTGATGCTTCTGATATGAATACAAATGAACGTTTGAAAATTCTTCGTGGGCAATTGGAGAGCCATGATGGAATTTCCATACCCGGTCCCTTTAACACACGCGTGACAGATGAAGAAGGATTGGAAAATGCCGTGAACGATTTGAAAGAAGACGGTAGAGTTCTATTACGCGACGCACAATCAACATACATGAAGGGAGAAAAGCGTCATCCTAAATGGTTGATTTTGAGAGAAGGGAAAACAATGAATTTCATTGTTCTTGATAGACGCGGTAAAGGGCCTTACACATATCGTTTGGGCGCAGGGCCAATTCTTTCAAATGAAGGTCTTGGTAATAGAGCCGTAGAATTAGACGGAAAGCATTACATGGATGTAGGAACGGCTCATCGTGTTGAAAAGCCATTTGAAGAAGGAGATATTGTAGAAGCAACAATTTCCGGTGTTACAAAGAAGACACGTGGTGGCCGAGATATATTCAATGTTCAAATCTCATCTGTAGAAAAAGAAGGAGAGGGTGAAGGTCCCGCAAGTAGCGAAACACTTTCATTATTGACGAAAAGTTACCCACCTATGATTATACCTCATGATATTGATTTTGAAGATAATGTAATCAAAATTATACTGAAAGATATTGATACTGTAGAATATCAAGTCAAACAGTGGAATGAATCTTGGTATCTTCAGAATCCAAGTTGTGTTATGGGTGATTTGAAAAAGAATAATTATTCATACAAATTATCTGAAAGTCTTCGACCATTTTGGGAACCTGTTGTTTCTTTGATGCTCAAGGGATATGTTGAGAAGATGATGTATTCTGAAAATGAGGATGAAGAAGATGAGGCCGAGCGTATTGAAGAAGATTCAGCGGGCGTTCTTGACCAAAAGGAAAGCAACATTCTTCTCAAACCATCTATGGTTAAAGCATTAGAAATTGCTTTGCGGGCATTAGATGTAATTGCAAAAGAAAGAATGACATGGACAGGGCCAAAGGGTTTGGGTATTGATATGGCTACCCCCGTCGAATCACCGAGAGGGCCAACAAATTTGAGAGATGAATCCACATTACCGGACTATGATATGCGTCCAAGACCCGGTGAAGACCCTGAAAAACCGATGCCTCGCGGCAAAAAAGGAAAGGAACGTATTTCACACGCTAAATTACAGACAGATGAGGGTCAGTCCGTTGATTTTGATATAGAAGATGACCAACCTACAGTTCGATTTTCTTGATGTAACTTGATATAGTATGACTATTCGTTTGGTGATTTAATGCTGGGACAACTACGAATGCGTAACCCTGACCAAATCACCCTGCTGAAGAGCGGGAAGGATTTGGTTGTCGCGGGCTACGCGAGCGTAGAATTAGTAGACAAGCAGGGTGACCTCATTACACGCGGAGCATTGAACGATGCTTTCAAGAAGTTCATGGCAACCCCCGAACACGCTAATGTTCAACTCGCACATTCAAACATTCAGGTTGGAACTGTGATTCCATCCTACACAGACAATGATGGACGTATGTGGAAATCCGAAGTGGATGACACAGGTATGTTCGTTGTTGTCAAACTACGAAGCGATATTGAGAAGGCACGTGAAGTGGCTTCAGAAATTCGTTCCGGCAACCTTACCGGTTTCTCAATCGGTGGTCAAGCATTCAAGAGAATGCGAAAGAGTGACAAAGAACACGGTGACTACCAAGAAATCAGTAAACTTGAACTTCACGAAATAACAATTTGTGAAAAAGGGATTAATCCCGAAGCATCCTTTCGTATTTTGAAGGAGGACACCACTATGACAAACGATAACGTAATGGAACAAATGAACAGCGTATTGACACGACTTGAAGGACGACTTGACTCAATGGAGAAAGGTCTTCCACCCGCTTTCCTTGAAGGGAAAGATGACGGTCCAAAGGAGGACAAAGAAATGTCTGAAGAAAAAGATGAGAAAAAGGACGATGAGAAAAAGGACGATGACATGAAAGAGAAGAGTGAATACAGTGATGTTATCACCGCAGAATACCTTTCATGGATGGAGAACACACTCAAGAGTGCAGGTGTAGACACAGGTGCAGCACGACAGCACTTTGATGACTTGAACAAGGCACAACTTGGTGGATTCGACAACCCTGATTCCGTTGACGGCGCAGATTACTTCGGTGGTCAAGTTCGCGGTCGCGGTCAAGACAAGGGTTCACCTTCAACCAACGCTATCAGTTCCATCAGTTCATCCGGTGGAAAGACCCCTGCGGGCGCTCTTGGCCCCGTGAAGAAGGGTTACCTCACACGCGATACAGTATCAGATGCTGACATTGAGGCTGCATACGAAGTCTACAAGGCAGCAGCACAAGAGCAAAACTTCCGTGGCACTCTTGAGCAGCAATTCTCACAGCGTTATAACAACGAAGTTCAAGCAGCAATACAGAAGCAAGAGCAGCAGCAGTTCGATGCTCGCGGCCCACTTGCTGAAATCAGCAAGGCTATCGAAGCACTCGGAGAGCGCATTGACAACATCAGCACAGAATCAACTACAATCGCTAAGGCACAAGGTCGAAGCAACGTTCAGATTCCATCCACCGAAGACCTCGCCCACATGAGTTGGGACGAAGTTCACCGACTCGCTGATGAGTCGTTTAGAGGTGCATGAACACACAAACAATGAAAAAAAGGAGATGATGAAAAATGGCAAGAGATTACATCCGAACAGTAACGGACATGGAGCGCTACTTCTACGGCGCAGGGAACGCTATGGGCTACTCATACAGTGGTTCAGAACTACTCAAGGCTGACAGCCCAATGCTGTCCACAACTACCGGTATCTACCAAGCAATCTACGGACGCAAGGTATGGTCCCAACTAAACCAAGAATTCAATGCATTCAGCATTCTACCTAAGCGCCCGTGGGAGCGAAGTGGATGGAGAGTTATTACTTCACGACCTTCCTTCACTGTTGGTGGCGGTGTTGCTGAAAACGCAACCCTACCCGACACAACCAAGCCTACCTTCCAGCACATCGCTGCAAAGCCCAAGACGATTGTTCACACATTCGATATGAGCGAAACAGCCATGTTCCTTGCTGACAAGGACGATGGACTTGGCGACATTCGCGCTGTCTTGAAGGAAGAGATGGGTAAGCACCACGCTGAACACATCAACAAGATGCTTCTTGAAGATTCCGAAAACACAGCCGGTAACGACTTTGAATCACTCGACCGTGTTACAGGAAACGACGGTGGCTCAACCGGTGGACTAACATCTATGGAAACCGGTGCAAGCGCCGGAACCGACCACTGTGGTGCAAACGACCTCGACATTTACAGCATTGACCGAAGTGCAAACTCATGGTCAAACGCTGAAGTAAACTGTGGTAGTGACCGAGCAGCAGGTAACCGCCGAACTCTTTCCCTTGACCACTTGGACACATTGTTCCAGCAGACTTGGGAACGTGGTGGTAACCCGAAGGTTATTCTAACAGGCTATGACACTCTAATGCGTCTACAGCAACTTCTACAGTCACAACAGCGATTCATGGAAGAGAAGCGTGTTACCCCAACCTACAACGGTGTAAAGGGTGTTCCCGGTCTTGAGGCTGGTTTCATCGTTGCAACATACAACGGTGTCCCAATCATTCCAAGCAAGGATGTAGCAAAGGACGGTCTAAGTCGAATGTATTTCCTCGACACAGATTACCTCTACTTCAGCACAGCAATTCCAACCCAATACTTTGAGAGTGGTATTGAAACCGGCGACCCATTCGCCATCAACCGCCTCGGACAAGAGGGAATGTATCGCTCAATGGGCGAACTATGGACTACTTTCTTCGGAGGTCAGGGTTCAATCCGTGACCTCAAGTGAGGAATACACAAAAAAAATGAAAAATGGAGATGATGAATTATGGCAACAGAAACATACACAAGAAAGGGATTAGAAATTTCATTCGATGACGCTGATTTCAGCACAGGCACCGTATCAGTTCTTTTGGACTTGGATATGCGAACAGGAACACCTATTGAAGAAACTGCATGGCAAGATGGCGGTGCGGCGGCGGAATCATACCCCGGTGCAATCACACCTTTCCAAGCAAAGAATACCAACACCACAAATGCTAACGGAAGTATGCGAATGGTAACCATTCAGGCTACTTTGGCAGACGCGGCTGAACAGACATTGACTATCAGTGCAGGTGCTACAAAGATTCTCGCAATTCTTGGTTATTCTTACAACGTGACTGATAAAGACCTTCAATTGACTTTCACCAACACAGGAACTGCACCGGCTACAAAGACCGGTGGTGCGCTTCCAGCAATTGTGGCTCACGGTGAAGCGGCTGGTCAATTCACAGTAACAGTAATGCTACTCAATTGAGGTGGTTTAACTGCCTACTGTGACCTATCTTGGGCCATCATATAGCGTGACCCTCGACGGACCCACATCACGAATTCGTGGTGAGGCTAACGAGGTATCACAGGATTGGCTCAATAAATGGCGTGTTCGTTTAGACCCTGCAAATTGGCTTATTGAGGGTGATGAAGAAACACCTTCTGTTGATGAAGGTAATGACGGCATTCCTGATGCTGGTTGGAATCGTAAAGATATTCTTGCTTGGCTTTCTTCAAATGGTGTAGTATTGAATGGTTATACAGCAAAAGGCCGCGCTCTTGAAATGGTCGCTGAACACCTTAATCCCGCTCTTGATGAGGAACAAGTTCAAGTAGAAGAGGTTCTTGAAGAAGAACAACCACAAGATGGAGATGATGAATAATGGCATTCTCAAGCACAATAGATGAAAGACCAACAGTAATAGGAAACCTGATTATGTTTACAGGCACTTGGAATGGTGACAGTGTAGATGTAGGAAGCATTGATTTGGCTGACTTAGTAGTCGAAATTTTGGCTTCGGGCGCTATGGCAGATTTAGGTGGCACACAAACAGGCGCTGGTGTTGATGGTGTTTTTGTCCACCATACAGGCGCCGCTGCTTTAGGGCTTGAATTCAAAGCAAGTATGACAGGTCGCTGGTGGGTCTTAGGACGCCGAAGTTGATTCGGGGTTGATTCTCCGTGGCTACAACTTGCACTATTCTTGGGCCTTATTCCCAAAAAGAGTTCCAAACTGTAGGGGATATTCAAACCGCGATTACCACCGCTATTGGTGGTAATACTTGCACAACAGCCGACCCGTTCTTGGTTCTTGGTAACATATACATCATTGTAACAACGAGTTGAGCGTGAGGAATATGTATGGGGTTCGATGTTAGGTCAATTGACTTTGAAGACATATCCCGTTCACAGAAACAAGGCGTTGTATCAGACATAAAATTTGACCACAATAAGGTCATGAATACAGACCGTCCTCTTGAGGGTGTAGTCAAGTCACAACGCGCTCGCACAGCCGATGTAGGTGACATTCTCAACATCGGTTCAGGCACAAGATGTAAACACTGTGGCTTCCTCCACTTCATGTGGCGGGCCACTTGTGGGGCTTGTGAGCGACCAATGGAATACAACCTCGCTCACCGAGATGAAAAGAACAGGATGTGAAATTATGACAGCATTTGATAAAGCATGGACGTTTCTGAAAGCAGATTTTACACCATGTCACATGGACAACTGTGATGTAGACGCAGCAGGTGGACGTTGCGAAGAATGCGGTGAATGTGAATGTGGGTGTCCATGTGACAAATGAGTGGTTTAGATGCCTGTAGTATTCAGCCCCGGAGAAGCGGAAACACGCCCTTTGGACCCTGATGCTATCGTCTATACAACTGCACAAAAGGTGGCTGAATTACTTGGTATCGGACCACAAGAGGCAGTTCTTGTTTCATCTGATACAACATTATCTGTTATTGGTGGCGCTGCTAATGATGTTGCAAAGGTATACATCACCGGGACCGATTACAGAAACATTGGTTTTTCTGTTGACGACACTATTCTTGTATATTCCGATGCGGACCCTTTGGGTTTCACGGCAACAATCACGGAGGTAGTTTCAACATCGAATGGTGTTGGTTTGGCATTCATTAGTGAGGGTTTGGATGTTACAAAATATCAAGCGGCTGATAATACGTATGTTCAAAATGAAGCATCGTTCACCAATGGACGCACACGTGGTGTGACCAAGAACCATGTTGAACATCTCATCAAAATCATGCAAGATAAGATTGACAATCTCACGCATAATGCATGGCGACCCTATCTTGTCACAGGTGAATACATTAATTTCGATACCTACAAGCCATACCGACGCCGATACTATACTGATTACGTAGGAACAGCGCCTCTTCTATTCCGAAATCTACAACAAGTATTGAGAATCGAATTATGGCAGGGTGATGACTACAGGGAGATTGGTAGTGCTGAAATCCGCGTTAAATTCGGTGATATTTCTGCTCTCTCCGGCGACTCAATTTACCTCTCACCGGGTAATGGTAGTGTCGGAACTATGACTGTAGGCACAGGAACAAATAATTGGAGAGCCGATTTTGATGATGCTACAGCGGCGCAGAACCTTTCAGACTTGATTAACAAAGAAGATAGAGTAAGTAAGTCACGCGTGACCTTTGACCCTGCATTTACATTAGAAGGAAGTAGTAATCAAGTTGGTGTCCACAACGAATTTCTTGCTACATCTAACGCAGACTATGGCACAGGGGTCACAAAAATCACAAGTATGCGTGGTGTAAAGGGTGGGGAAACCTGCACAATCGCTACATCAGATACAACGAATGTTTTGTTTAGTCAAGGCGGAGAAGCAGAAACAACAAGCACAAGTGTCAGCAGCACAACTGTAAATGTAGCATCCACGGATGGTTTCGTGAATGCTGGTTTGCTTCAAGTGGGTGAAGAGGTTCTTCGATATACAGGAAAGACAGCCACATCTTTCACAGGTTGTGTCAATGTCAGCGGAACACCATTAACTACGCTAAATTCAAGCGGAACAACAGCAACTCAAACACAATTCATGGTAGACCTACAGGGTGGCAGCAGCGCAGGTGATGTTGGCCGCCTTCGTGATTGGTGGTGTGACCATGAAATGGGCATCATCTATTTCAACAACTCATATCCTTTCTTTGAGTGGAACGCGATTAAGGTGGCTTACGTTTATGGCGAGCGATATGTAGAGAAGGCAATTGAGGATATTTGCACAAAACTTGTTGCGATAGACTTGATTCTTGCAGATGACCGCAGCGTTCTCATTCCTGAAGGAACACAGAACATTGACCTTACATCAAAGGTTCAACTATACAAGGCAGACGTAGAGCGAAATCTTCCGCGCTACATTGAGGTGGTGGCGTTTGAATGATTACTGAAGAAGATGCTAAGTGGGCGCATGAGTGTATTCAAAATGAAATCGCTGCTGATGACAAAGCCCAAAAAGAACTTCGTCAAGTAATGACAGAAAGCAACAAAGAGTTGAGTAATCGTTTGGGTGATATTGAGGCGCAATCCCTCGGTTTGCAAAAAGATGCTATGGGTAATCTCACAGACATTAGTTCAGGAGCGGCTGCTTCAGAAGAGATGGCTGAACAATACAAAGCGAATCATGAGCAAGCAATTTTGAGCGTTCCGCACGAAACATTCACGGACAACAAAATGCAATACAAGAACGGAAAAGTTGTCCCAATTGATTGGAAGGATGTAAAGAAGAGTCAATTAGTATCTACGGGGCGTGAGTGATTATGGTAGCAACGTGGTTGGAAGGCACAGATGTTCTCATCAGCGTTCTTTCAGATGGTTGGAATCGTGGTAATACGAGCAACTACAAGCCTATCATCGTTGATATTGCCGATGTAAGTCCTGAACGTGGAAAGCGTTTGAATCTACAGCAAAGTGACTACATTCTCATTTACGAAACGGCTCACAACGAAGAAGCACCCGATTTACTCTATGATTTCGTCACAACTCGCTTAAATATCACCGTAGATATGAGAACGATTAAGGGGAGGAAGCATCTGCAAGCACTTGAGAACGAGTTCCGGCGCGTTATTCACACCAAACGAAAGGGGGATGGCACAAATTTTGACCGGCTCGTTCTGAAAACTCGCACAGACCTTTCAGACCGTTCAAAGCACGTTTACAGAATGACGTTCCAAATTGAAGTAGTGATACTCGCAGAATTGATACCATAGGTGAAAAGAAATGCCATCAACAGTCTACAAGGGTGACCTCGCGGAAGTTGCTTTCGCACCGGAAACAGGGATGAGAGTAGAGAAAAATGTTGGAAGTAGTGTTACAATTGTTTCTACAGGCACAGGAACAATTCTAACAATTGACGGGACAGCAGGTAGTGATGTTGAGCCTATCCAAAACGGTGTTTTGACATATCCAAAAGGTATGTTGATTGGGTCAAAACTTGTGTTTTTCCAAGCATCTTCATCAAGCACGATTAATAACGCTGATGTTGATGGAAGAGTATTCACGATTGTAAATCATACACACGCAGGTTCGCATGGTGCTGACGGAACAGTTTTGACAATTTCACCTGCGATGGTTTCAGGAGATATTACCTTTGCGAATAATGATGGATTTGAAATCCTACCATTTTGCACACCACCAATAGACCCAACCATGACATTCAATGATGCTGCAACAACCAGCGAAGAATCTTGTAAAATTGACCAATTCTTGGGTATTGCAAGTGCAATTACCCTCCCTGAAACAAAAGTTGATTTGAAAAGATTCCATGTAATTGGTCTTGGGCGTGATGTAACTGTTCAAGTTCCCGGTAAGTTTGTGACAGAAGGTGGTTCATTTGAAGTCAATATGCATACAGCCCGATGGTTGAAGTATTGTCTTGGGCAAGAAGTTGTCCATTTGACAGGTCTTACATCACAAACAAGAAATACGTTAGCATCGGCTACTGTTCCGGGTCAATCACACATTACATTATCAAGTGCTTCAGGATTTGATATTGGAGAATATGTATATCTCAATAGCGGCACAGCAATTTCCGTTGTAAGCGACCATGAACCCGACGCGGGAACATGGTCAGGGACCGCTTTTTCAGGTCTTTTTGATAAGGCCAATCCATATGAAGTTCGTCGTATTGTTGCAAAAACATCCAATACATTACATCTTGACGAACCGTTGTATTATGCTCATGCGACTACATCAAACAAAGTAGAACTTATTGATTATGATACATTGACAACAAACCCACCTTCTCTAAATGCTACAACAAATAGTTTCACAGATGCCACTTGTGATACTGACCATAGCGCAGGTTCGGGAACTTCCTTTGGTGGTAATCCTAAAATCATTCAATGTAATGATACGGCCAACATACGAGTTGGGATGACTGTTAGCGGAACAGGTATAGCCACAGGTTCAGTTGTTACCCAAATCCAAAGTTCGACGTTGTTTTACGTAGACCAAAATACTACAGCAACAAACACTAATGAAACTTTGACTTTTGAGATTTTAGCAGGTCATTTATCAAATGCAGTTAATCATTTGATTTTTTCAAAAGACACACTTCCATCATTTTGCCTTGAAGTTTCACAACGACGCCGTGATGTAGACAGTAATGTAGGCACGGCTGATGGTAGTGTTACTGATAGTAAAGAATTGACACGTGTATACCGTGGTTGTAAAGTCAAGGATTGGACACTTTCAACCGATAATGATGCTGCTCTCAAGTTGGCCTTGAACTTTGATTCTGCTCTTTGTTACACCGATACGGGTCGTTTAGAAGCAACAACACCCGGTAGTCGTTACAACGCTCACCGAATGTTCGATGATACTGCCAGCACAGCCTTAGACCGACGAAAATCAGGAATTGAAATTGGTTCACAGAAACCTTTCATGTTTTACAATGGTTCGATAAAACTCGCGGGTGTAACAATTGGTCAAGTCATCAGTTTTACATTAACAGGAGCGACGGGGTTACAAACTCATTACGCAATAAATGGAAATAATACTCCATCAACAGCATCCACAGACCAAGTTCCATTTTCAGGTTCAAGAAATCCCGCTATTCTTGTTGAGGGCCAAACTGAATATAGTATGGATATGGAAATTATTGTTGATGACCCAATCTTTTTCCACAAGATGCGAACAGCAACTGAATTTTCAAATAATGCTACAAATCAAATTGTTCTTGAATTTATCAAAAATGGAAGTGGAACAACAAGAGAAAAAATGGCGATTTTGATTGATGACTACTACATTACAGAAGCACCTATACAACTTCCTGAAGACAAAGGTGCTGTGAAATCAGCATTGAAAGTTATGCCAAAAGCAATCAAGGTTATTTCCCGTGATAGCATTTTGAAGTATTGAGGTGAAAATATGCGTCCAAATTATTTTTCTATTCATATGTATAGACGATTAGGACCCGTTGGATATTATGAATATCTTGCTGAAATGAATGGTCTTTCTGAACATCCACAACTATATTCAAACACACCACCTATATCTTTGTCAGGTGCTGAAAGAGCAATTCTCGCTCTTCTTTCACCCGCAGGGCCACCACCCGGTGCGCCTACACCGAAGTTTGACCCTGAAGCGGCTGCGCCTGATGAAAATCCATTCCCCGAATCCGTCCAAGAATATGACTCATGGACACTCGCAGAACTCAAAGAAGCGGCAAAAGAGCGCGACCTTCCCGCCTATGGGACCAAAGCCGAAATTGCTCTACGCTTGAAACAAGACGACATTCCATCCGATACAGATGAGGTAGAAGCCCCCGCAGACGCGGCTGCTGACACCGAATCGGAGGCCCCCGCTGAAGAAGCGGCTGCAACCAAAGGAGAGATAACGAATGAACAACCACACGGTGATACAGAACAAGAGCCTGATACTGAAGAATGACACATCAACGAAGCACGTTATACGGGTAGACCCCGATAACGAGGCTTCTGTCATGCACGTATGGATTCGTGACCTCTCTTTTTTGGACATACAAAACGCAGCCCAAACGATGTTTAACATCGTAGACGGTGAAATTTCTTTCAATCTAAGCGGATATTGGGAATATGCCTTTGAGCATTGGATAACTCGCACAGACCCTGAACTAACAAAAGCCGAAATTCTATCAATGAAAGGTTACGTTGGAGAACAAATCTCCCGTGTAATGCCTCAACCCAATGAAATTGCGGAGGCTATGCAGGGGGGGTTTACCAAACCGAGCAGTTGAAAGTGCAGCAGTATATTGAAAAAAAGAAGATAGAAACACCGGAAGATGTTGAATACCAATTACAAGGATTAGCATATAGGGTGGCAAAGCACTATGGTATCTCACTGTTGGAAGTCTATTCAATGCCCCCCGCTCTCTTCAAGCAATCTCTCGCTTGGGCTTTGGTAGTTGAGGAAGAACAACAAGAACAAGCGAAGGTGCAGCAACAAAAAGCAAAGAGCAAGGGAAATGAAACAGTAAGATTGGATTACGCATTCTTGGATAAGGAGGACTTTTGATGGCAGGTTTGGCAGCATTACAAGGTGCGGTTTCAGGTCTGTCGGGTATGCTGAATAACATTGGTTCCGGCTTCAAAGCAATTGGTGAACTCATAAGTAAATTCATTGACAATGTTAAAGATAAGGCAAGTAAAGTCAAAGAAGCATTCGGTGACGCTTGGCAAAGTGTAAAAGATACTTGGCAAGAAAAAGTCGTAGAACCCCTTCAACCGTTTTTTGATTGGTTAGGAGAAACTGTTTCATCTATAGGAGGTTGGTTTAGTGACACATATACCTCAATACGCGACGCATTCAAAACTTTCATGGAAGACCCGTGGGGTAATTTCGTTGATTGGATTGAAGGAGCCGTTGAAACTGTAACAGAATCTTGGAATAACGGCATGGCTGCTATTGGTGATGCTATTGGCGGCGCATGGGATTGGATGAAAGAAAAAGCAAGTGCCTTCGGTGAATGGGTTGGTGGTATTTTTGAGAGTGTAGGTGAATTTTGGAACACTTGGGTTACCACGCCTATTGGAAATGCTTGGGATTGGCTCAAAGGAAAAGGCAGCGATTTTGGTGATTGGATTGGTGGTATTTGGGAAAGCATCGGAAATCTTTGGACAACATACATTACAGAACCTATCGGCGGTATGTGGGATTGGGTTATGGACAAAGCAGCCGAATTCGGTGAATTCGTGTGGGGTATTCTTGAACCAATTGTTGACGCCTTATCAACTGTTACAGATGGTATCGGTAATTTTGTTGGCGGCGCAACAGATACTGTAGGTGGTTGGTTGGGCTTTTCACAAGGTGGTGTTGCTTCCGGTCCTACAAGCGGCTACCCTGCTATCCTACACGGCACAGAAGCCGTCGTCCCTCTATCGGGTGGTCGTTCCATCCCTGTCGAAATGAAAGGCGGTGGCGGTGGTGGTAGCACATTCAACATGACATTCAACCTTTCAGGTCTTACCGATAGAACTGATAAACGTCAGTTAGCACGTGAGATTGGGAACATGGTGCAACAAGAAGTAGCCCGCTCGATTGGTGGCTCAACTATGGCGAGGCGATATTGATGAGTCAAAATATACCCGTCCGTCTTGTTCACAGTGACGGCGGAATCACGCAAATCATGGCTACAGATATAGCGCTTGATGTTGAAAGAAAAACAGGTGGTATACCCATTCCTTTTGCGGGTGGAAAGCGTGGTGGTTTTGATTTGAATTTATCAAATGCTACTATTATCATCAATGGAATTGTGTCCGATGATGACATTATTTCTACAAGTTCTTCGGCTACATCTGCTTCTGCAACTATTGATTTTTCAGTTTCTCATCACAGTGCAACATCAATGGCTGCGATGACTTCGTGGTTACCATCAAATGCTCATGCTGATTCTTTGACAAAGGTTGGCACAACAAGAGTTACAAACACAAATACCGAAGATGCACGGCTTTTGATTACATTACATGATACAGAAGGCACACCATATGAAATTGCTTTTGTGAGTAATGCCGGTGCTGTGGCTAACCATCAAGGGATAGATACAGGCCCTTCTCCTGACAGATATTACATCGGTATCTACAATCATAGTGGTAATGTAGCGGGAACACACGCTGAAATAGCAGACAATCTTTTTGATGTAATCAATAACGATTCTGTTTTACAAACAAAATTCACTGCTACGAAGGAAACATCAGCCTTGACAGGAGAAGCAAACACAGTTGTTAGAATCACACAAGACACAGTGGGTAGAAATGGAAATGTAGCCCATTCACCGATAATGGGTGGTTTCTTTAGAGATTCTGTAATGTTTATTCCATATTTAACGACTTGGAAGGGTGGAACAGGCGAGAGCGGTTCCGATAGTGGTAAATCAGCCGGTGACAAAGTAATGGATTTGTATGGAATTTTGAATAATTCTGATAACGCAACAATCTTATCAAGAATACAAGCGATAGGGCCATTAGGAGAGAAACATCAAGGAAGCACAAAAATTGGACAATGGTTTGGTTTACACGATAATCAATTTGGTGATTACATTACAGGAATACAAATTCCATTTAATTCCATGATTAAAACAGATGGGAAAAAATATATTGCAAGAAATTTCTTTATGCCGACGGGAACAAAATACAAGGCCGGGCAAAAGGGTGCGAAACAGGCAGAAGTAGCAACAAAAACATTCGACCCTGATGATAGAAATCGTGCTGGTATCAAAGGAACTGTTCAGAAGGCCACATTTACACAATTAGGTGGTGAACCCATTTGGACATTTACAATTATCTTCGCTCCGATTGATTTGATTTGGTGATGTTATGGTTGGTATACGTCGCTCAAGTCATGCGTATTTTTTCGACGGGGTAAGCGATAGTGTCATCATTCCGCAGGGTCGTTTCAATAGTGTAGGCCAAGAATTACCCGAAGGTCCCTATAGCCCGATTTCGATATTGGGTAATACACCACACGGAACAAGAGATATTACCAAAGTAACTTCAAAAATAGATTTTGATTTTGCCATCGAAGCATGGGTTATACCTGATTGTGGTGGTGTTGTGGCATCCTGTGAAGGACAATTTCAATTGGAAATCGGTAATGTAGATACAGCAGGTCCGGCTACATTCACAATCAATGTTGAAAGTCAGACAGGAAACGAAGTTATCAAATTAACAACAGCGACAAATACAGGTTCAAGATATGATGGAACTGTTTATCCTACTTTTGATGGGGGGATTCATGATTCCTACAATCGTTTTATCGGCAGTTCAAATGATGCTACCAATCTGAATATCAATCATCGTCCTCTTATGCACGTTGTTGCGGGTATTTCCAAAAATAAAGTTCTTCTTTTTGTCAATAAACAATTGATGGCAAGCGCCATAATACCCGAAAACGGGCGTTTGTCAAGGTCAAATGAGCATTTGTATATTGGTGGTAAGGGTGGAGAATTTCGCGGTATAATGGAATGTATTCATTTTACAAATTTATTTTCAGCCGAAATACCTGAAGACATTATTCCCCTAATGGCAGAAAAAACAAGAGGACTTTACAGATTTGAAGAGCCTATTGATGTAGATGAAACAAATTATACAATCATAGGATTAGGTAGTGACACATCATCTGTTTACAGTGCGGCTACAGATGGAACAACGACTACAATCAAAATCTCTACTGCGGAAGCAGAAGCGATGATTTTGAAGATGACAGGGAAAGCACATACGACATTCACATCTTCGACTGTGGACTTCACAGCCTCACCATACAGTATGGGTTCATACGAGGTTGTGAACTATGTTTCTTCACCCGGCACGGCTACAAAGATGGCGGTTCCACACGTTCCTTACAATCTTCTCATCAATCCCGGCGCTATCAATCGAGATACTCAAAAACCAAATCAAAAACCACCCGAAAGAGTTCGTTTGCATAGCATAAACGCAGCAACAGGTGTGCTTACTGTCAGTAGTATTCATGTTGATTTCGACAATATGGCAACATCAGCCTTCGGTTCGATTGGTCTTCGTGGTGTTCTTCATGACCGCACAGCAAACGTAGATGATTATTTTGTCGTGCTTGGCGCAGACCTTCTCGTTGATAATGGAACAGGGAAACCGTATCAGCCATCTCATTTGGGTTCTCAAGTTATTGATACTACAGGACAAATGATTTTAGATGAGAGTTTCTTTGAACAACATGGTTTGGTCTATTCATCTAAAATGGCTACTACAACAAATTCACCTACAAATCCGTATGCTGTTGTATGGCCCGCTACTCTTGATGAGTTGTATCAAGTTGGACATAGTGGACGACATTGTTATTCTCATGTTACGGGCCATCCATTCCTTCGTCGTTTACCGGATGCTACATCTGAAATTCATGACCAAACAACAGATGGAACAAGTGATATTTCAACTCTCATTTACGATAATACTTGTCGTGGTTTGAAACATAGTCTACCTGTAAATTCTCGTATTGATTTATTCAACAAACAAGGAACAATGACAGTCCAAACCATCACAAATTCACATTCTGTTGATACAATTGTGGACAATGGTTTACCCGCGAGTGGTAAAGAAATGATTGCAATTGGTTCTAATGGTTTCAATGCTATGCCGTTTTTGCTGAAAGGACCGATGCCTAAATTTGATACTATAGACACCGAAACAAGGCGTTTTCATCTACGACCCGAATCAACAAGTCGAGTTGCATTACTCAAAGTTCCAACTCTTCAGTCTACACATAACATCGCGCCTTTTGTTGAAATTCACTACAATGCTATAGATTTGACCGGGGCTTCGATGGGAAAAACATTCCCAATGCTAATGGTTGAAAAAACAGTCCCTACGGGTTCATTTGTTTTGACAGGCACAACAACTGTTTTGGATGTGATAAGTGTCGACCTTGCTGATGCAACCAAAGATACTACTCTATATGCGCCGGGTGGTGTAATTGATGTTTCAATACCAACCACAACATCATTGGATTTGTTTACGGAACCAAATTTATTCATTGGTGACAATACAGGTGGTTTAGAAAGTGATGTTGAACTCGATGAATCAACTTGTCCGAATAATTACACACCACCAAACGACGCTACAGCGAAACCGAATACGACGCCGCAAAATGTAGCGGCTTCACATACTGATTTAGTGCATGAATCTGTTTTCAATAAGTTGGCTATTGAGGCCGAAATTGCAAGTAAAATTGCAGATTTAACAACGGCTGCTGATGGAACAGAAAGAAGAGCCGTGAGTGCAACATCTTCAGGCACGGGCGTGTTTGATATTGGTTCTACATCAGGTAATACAAATTTGTATGAGTTGTTTGATATTATTGATTTCAAAATACCAAGTGTTAATGATTCACGTATTTCCATTGTAGTTCAACCATCGAACAAAATTAGAACAAATCAATTATCAAAAATGCGCTCTTCGACTTCTAATTCTAATGAGCCGAATATCGTATCATGTTACTACATGATGGGTCAACACAGGATTCGTTCTGTGCAACAAGACGAAGGCGAGAATGGTCTGATTACATCAGTCACAACACGTAGTATAGGCGAGGCGACTGTTTCTCAAAGCGT